CCCGTCTACGCCGCGCAAGTGGCGATCTACCAAGCCTATCTCGAACTGCACGAGCACCCGGCGATCTTCACGGCGCTGAACGCCGACACGATGGAGATCTACACCGAGGCCGTGCCCTTTGACGCAGCCCTGGCCCAGCGAATGTCGGATCGGGCGGTGAAGGTCATCACGGCGACCGAAGCGGGAGATCTCCTGCCGCGTGCCTTCAATGACCCGACCCACTTCGAGTGCCGGATGTGCGCGTGGCAAGACCGCTGCTGGAGAACACAAGCATGACCGACAACAACACCCCGGCCACCGGCATCGAGCCGATGATCGATGCCAAGCAGGCGGCCGCCGCGTTGCGCCTGCCGTACTACTGGTTCGCCGACCACGCGATGCGCACCAAGTACCGGATTCCGCACTACCTGATGGGTGGTCTGGTGCGCTACCGGCTGTCCGAGCTCTCTGCGTGGGCCACGCGCAGCACCGCTGCTCAGGGCCGTGATGCACAAGATGCGGACGCACCTGTCGAGGGAGCCGAATGATCGACTTCAACGACACAAGCCAACCTGCGGAGCACAACAGGGAATCTGAACGAGACGAGATTCGCGCCGACTTGCTTGCGCGTCTGGAATCGGTGCTGACCACGATGTTCCCGGCAGGCAAGAAGCGCCGTGGCAAGTTCCTGATCGGCGACATCCTCGGCAGTCCAGGTGACAGCCTCGAGGTGGTGCTCGAAGGCGATAAAGCTGGTCTGTGGACGGATCGTGCCACGGGTGATGGCGGCGACATCTTTGCGCTGATCGCGGCCTACCTCGGCGCGAACGTCCTCACCGATTTCCCTCGGGTGCTGGACGAAGCCGCCGATCTGATCGGTCGCATTCGTTCGGTGCCGGTGCGCAAGGCCAAGAAAGAAGCCCCGGTCGACGACCTCGGCCCGGCCACGGCCAAGTGGGACTACTTCGATGCCGCTGGCAAGCTGATCGCCGTCGTCTATCGCTATGACCCACCGGGTGGCAAGAAGGAATTCCGGCCGTGGGACGCCAAGCGCCGCAAGATGGCCCCGCCTGAGCCGCGCCCGCTGTTCAACCAGCCGGGCATCGCTGCGGCCAGCCACGTCGTCCTGGTCGAGGGCGAGAAGTGCGCGCAGGCCTTGATCGCCAGCGGCGTGGTGGCCACCACGGCCATGCACGGTGCCAATGCCCCAGTCGACAAGACCGACTGGTCGCCACTGGCTGGCAAGACGGTGCTGATCTGGCCCGACCGCGATGCGCCGGGATGGGACTACGCCGACCGCGCGTCGCAGGCGATCTTGCAGGCAGGCGCGACCTCGGTCGCCATCCTCATGCCACCCGACGACAAGCCGGACGGGTGGGACGCTGCAGATGCCATTCCCGAAGGCTTCGATGTCGGTGGCTTTCTGGCCGTCGGCGAGCGGATGCCGGTGATGCGCTCGGTGGAGGACGCACCTTCGCCCGACTTGCTGACTGGCATCGATTGGACGACTGAGGATGGACTGTCTAGCGCCTTCACCCGCCGCTATGGCGAAGACTGGCGCTACTGCGCGCTGTGGGGCAAGTGGCTGGTCTGGACGGGTGTGCGCTGGAATCCTGATCAGGTGCTCTACGTGTCGCATCTCTCCAGGGGCATTTGCCGCAACGCCTCGCTGAAAGCGGACACACCGAGGCTCAAGGGCAAGCTGGCCAGTTCCGCCACGATCTCGTCGGTTGAAAAGATCGCGCGCTCTGACCCGAAGCACGCATCCACCGCCGAGGAATGGGACGCCGATGTCTGGGCGCTGAACACCCCCGGTGGCGTGGTCGATTTGCGCACGGGCCGGATGCGCCCGCACCGGCGCGACGACCGAATGACCAAGGTGACCACGGCCACGCCGCAGGGCAATCCGGACAGCGCCTGCCCAACGTGGCGAGCGTTCCTCACGGATGTCACCGGCGGCGATGCCGATCTGATGGCCTACCTGCAACTGATGGTTGGCTACTGCCTGACGGGCGTCACCAGCGAGCACGCGCTGTTCTTCCTGTACGGCACGGGCGCGAACGGCAAGTCGGTGTTCGTCAATGTGCTGACCACCATCCTGGGCGACTACGCGGCCAACGCGCCGATGGACACGTTCATGGAGGCACGCAATGACAGGCACCCCACCGATCTCGCAGGCCTGCGCGGCGCACGCTTCGTGTCATCCATCGAAACGGAGCAAGGGCGGCGCTGGAACGAGTCCAAGGTCAAGGCCATTACGGGTGGCGACAAGGTATCCGCGCGCTTCATGCGCCAGGACTTCTTCGAGTACCTGCCGCAGTTCAAGTTGGTGATCGCGGGCAATCACAAACCGTCGATCCGCAACGTCGACGAGGCGATGAAGCGCCGACTGCACCTGATCCCTTTCACGGTGACGATCCCGCCCGAGCGCCGCGACGGCAGGCTGACCGAGAAGCTGCTCAAGGAACGCGATGGGATTCTGGCGTGGGCCGTCGAGGGCTGCAGCCGCTGGCAGCGCCAGGGCTTGAAGCCGCCCGCCAGCGTGGTGTCGGCGACCGAGGAGTATTTCGAGGCCGAGGATGCGCTCGGGCAGTGGATCGAAGAACGCTGTCTGCTGGCCAAGTCCCACCGCGAAGGCGTCTCCGAACTGTTCGCCGACTGGCGCGAATGGGCCGAGCGCGCGGGCGAGTACGTGGGCTCGGTCAAGCGGTTCTCGGAGCTGATGGCGACTCGCAAGTTCGAGAAGTGTCGGCTGACCGGAGGGGCTCGCGCCATCGCGGGCATCGCCCTCAGGCCCAAGCCGTACAGCCACGCCTACCCCTACCGCGATGACTGACCAATCCGGGCGAGTGACGGATTTGACGGGTTTCCTGATTGACGCGCTACACGTGCGCGCACGTAAAGGACGTTGTCCTGACAACCCGTCGCATCCGTCACTCGCCCACCCAACACAGAGTAAAGACGATGAACACGACAATCCTGGCCCTTGATCTGGGCACACACACCGGGTGGGCTCTGCATCACCTGGACGGCACCATCGCCAGCGGCACAGAGCACTTCAAGCCGCAGCGATTCGAAGGCGGCGGAATGCGCTTCCTTCGATTCAAGCGCTGGCTCAACGAACTCCTCTCAGCCAGCAATCACATCAACGCGGTGTTCTTCGAGGAAGTTCGGCGGCACGCTGGCGTTGATGCGGCGCACGCCTACGGTGGGTTCATGGGGCACCTGACCGCGTGGTGTGAGCATCACAACATTCCGTACCAGGGCGTTCCGGTCGGCACGATCAAGAAGCACGCGACCGGAAAAGGCAATGCGGGCAAGGACGAAATGATCACGTCCGTCCGCGAACGTGGTCACACCCCAGTCGATGACAACGAGGCCGACGCGCTGGCCCTGCTGCATTGGGCCATCGAGACGCAGGAGGTGTGACGTGAAGGTGCCGACACCCCAATACCGCTGCCCCCTTGGTCGGCTACAGCCGCAAGCCACGGATCTGGACGCCATCAAGGAACGTGGCTGGCGTGACCAGCACATCCTGGTGGTCAACGCCTCCGACGACCGTCTGGACTTCATCGAGCGCGAGATCGTGCGACGCATTGGTGAACGACTGTATGGGCTGGGAGGGGCACGTCATGGCTGAGTGGACAACTGACGACGTGGCAGCACGCTTCGAGGAGGCTGCCACCACCGGACGACGCTTGCCCCCTGTGCGTGTGCAGGGCTACTTCAACTGCTGGCCTGCCTTCGTTCGCAAGGAGTGGGAAGCCTTTGCTGCTGACGAGAAGGTGTACCGCCCCTTCCCACCAAGCCCCGAGGCCATCGACCGGATGCTGGAGACGATGCGCTGGGTGCAGTGGCTCGAGGTCGAGCAGCGCCACCTCGTGTGGATGCGAGCCAAACGCTACGGCTGGAGGGACATCACGATCCGCTTTGCCTGCGACCGCACGACAGCGTGGCGGCGCTGGCAACGGGCAATGGAGGTCGTGACCGCGAACCTCAACAGCGAAGGCGTGCGGCTGCCTTCCAAAAACGTGGGCAATTTAGGGTAACGCTTGCCGCGTTTGTCCTCGCCTTGCCTTGCTTGTCCGTTCCGAGGCCCAGCGGCCCTGCAACAAAACAACCCGGTCGGGGGTAGTATTTCGGCTATCTTCTGGACAGCGGTGACGGTTGAGGCGATGGGCCCAGGCAAAAGGGGTCCTTCCTTCCCGAATCGCAATGCGGGGGGCGCGAGCGCGGCATTCGCCTAGCGTCCGACTGCAAACCAAGGTTTGCAGGGTTTGCAGTTTGCACCCGCCCCAGTCCGTACCCATCACGAGCCCGCCCACGGTTTTCCGTCGGCGGGTTTTCTCTTTGAGGAATCGATTCTGAACACGCTCAACGTCGAGTACCGCAAGGTCGAGGCGCTGATTCCCTACGCCCGCAATCCGCGCACGCACACCGACGAGCAGGTGGCCAAGATCGCCGCCAGCATCGTTGAGTACGGCTGGACGAATCCGGTGCTGGTGGACGGCGACAGCGGGATCATCGCGGGCCACGGTCGTCTGGCCGCCGCGCGCAAGCTCGGGCTGGATCAGGTGCCGGTCATCGAACTGGCGCACCTCTCACCCACACAGAAACGTGCCTACGTCATCTCTGACAACCGGCTGGCGCTCGACGCCGGATGGAACGAGGAGATGCTGGCGCTGGAGATGGCCGAGCTGTCTGAGGCCGGGTACGACCTCGCGTTGACCGGCTTCGAGGATGCTGAGATCGATGCCTTGCTCGCTGACGACGTGGAAACCGATGACGCCGACCAGGAGGCAGATGCCGACGAGCCAGACGCTGGTGACGATGTGCCGGATGCCCCTGTGGTGCCGGTGTCCCGCACCGGCGATGTCTGGGCCATCGGCTCCCACCGTCTGATCTGTGGCGATGCCACCGACCCGACAGCAGTCGCCACGCTGATGCAGGGCGATGCGGCTCGGCTGTGCTTCACCTCACCGCCTTACGGCAACCAGCGCGACTACACCTCCGGCGGCATCACCGATTGGGATGGCCTGATGCGCGGCGTGTTTGCCAAAGTGCCAATGGCCGACGACGGCCAGGTGCTGGTCAACCTCGGGTTGATCCACCGCGACAACGAAGTCATCCCGTATTGGGATGCGTGGCTTGGCTGGATGCGCACGCAGGGTTGGCGGCGCTTCGCGTGGTACGTCTGGGATCAAGGGCCGGGGATGCCCGGAGACTGGGCTGGTCGCTTTGCGCCGAGTTTCGAGTTCGTATTTCACTTCAACCGCGCCAGTCGCAAGCCCAACAAGATCGTGCCCTGCAAGCACGCGGGCCAGGAGTCGCACCTGCGCGCGGACGGGTCGTCCACGGCTATGCGTGGCAAGGACGGCGAGGTCGGCGGCTGGACACACAAGGGGCAGCCCACGCAGGACACGCGGATTCCCGACTCGGTGATCCGCGTGATGCGCCACAAGGGCAAGATCGGTCAGGACATCGACCACCCGGCTGTGTTCCCGGTGGCGTTGCCGGAGTTCCTGATCGAGGCCTACACGGACGCGGGCGACATCGTGTTCGAACCCTTCGGCGGCAGCGGCACGGCGATGCTGGCCGCGCAGCGCACCGGTCGTGTGTGTCGCAGCGTGGAGATCGCGCCGGAGTACGTGGATGTCGCCATCAAGCGCTTCCAACAGAACCACCCCGGCGTGCCCGTCACGCTGTTGGCAACAGGCCAGTCCTTTGACGAGGTGGTCAATGAACGTCTGGCCACCACGGAGGTCGAGCAATGACCGCCTCTTGGTTTGCCGACAAGATTGAGCAGTGGCCGACCGCCAAGCTGCTGCCCTATGCCCGCAACGCGCGAACCCACTCGGACGATCAGGTGGCGCAGATCGCCGCGTCGATTGCCGAGTTCGGATTCACCAATCCGATCCTCGCCGGTAGCGACGGAGTAATCGTCGCCGGTCACGGACGGCTTGCTGCTGCGCAGAAGCTCGGGCTGGCGGTGGTGCCGGTGGTGGTACTCGATCATCTGAGCGCGACGCAGCGCCGGGCACTGGTGATCGCGGACAACCGCATCGCCGAGAACGCGGGCTGGGACGACGCGATGCTGCGCATCGAGATCGCGTCCCTCCAGGACGACGACTTCGACGTGTCGCTGACCGGCTTCGATGCCGATGCGCTCGCCGAGTTGATGGCGGGCGACGAGCCGGATGCCGAAGGCGAAACCGATGACGATGCGGTACCCGAGGTCAGCGAGACTCCTGTTTCGCGTCCAGGCGATGTCTGGCTGCTCGGCGGCCACCGTCTGCTGTGTGGCGACTCCACCGTGGCTGAAAGCTACGACCGGGTTCTCGATGGCGAGCCGGTGGATATGGTCTTCACCGACCCGCCGTACAACGTGAACTACGCCAACAGCGCCAAGGACAAGATGCGCGGCAAGGATCGCGCGATCCTGAACGACAACCTCGGCGACGGCTTCTACGACTTCCTGCTGGCGGCGCTGACGCCGACCATCGGGAACTGCCGGGGCGGCATCTACGTGGCGATGTCGTCCAGCGAACTGGATGTGCTGCAGGCAGCGTTCCGTGCCGCCGGTGGAAAGTGGTCGACGTTCATCATCTGGGCCAAGAACACCTTCACGCTGGGCCGGGCCGACTACCAGCGCCAGTACGAGCCAATCCTGTACGGATGGCCCGAGGGCGCGCAGCGTCACTGGTGCGGCGACCGCGACCAGGGCGATGTCTGGAACATCAAGAAGCCACAGAAGAATGACCTGCACCCGACGATGAAGCCGGTCGAGTTGGTCGAACGCGCGATCCGCAATTCAAGCCGCCCTGGCAACGTGGTGCTTGACCCGTTCGGTGGCTCTGGCACGACGCTGATCGCCGCCGAAAAGTCAGGACGGCTGGCACGGCTGATCGAGCTCGACCCGAAGTACGCGGACGTGATCGTGCGCCGCTGGCAGGAATGGACTGGCAAGCAAGCCACCCGTGAGCAGGATGGCGCGCTGTTCGATGATCAGGCGGCGAGCGACTCCTCAGCGATTTCGCAGTGAATCACAAAGCCCGTCAGGTAAGGCAGCCCGCGCGGGATGCCGTGCTGCTTGCTGGTCTGGCGGCCAATCGTCCAGCCCATCCACTGTTGGGTGGCCGCGTTGATCGCGTCCGCCAGGGTCTGGCCCCGGTACAGCCCGTTCTGCACATCGTCCGCAAAGTGGCGTCCGTGGCGGCTGTCGAGAAAGACCCGGACTGATTCGAGGGGCTGGTGGGTGGCGTCCGAGATGGCGGTCACCGCCAAGGGCCACGCGGCGCTGGCGTGTTCGTTCATCGTGCCCCAAAAGCCCCAGGCTTCGTTCTGGGTGGCGGGCATTTGTCGGTTGGTGTTCATCTCTGGCTCCTTGGGGTTGATCGTTGCGACACCCGTAGTAACGCGCTGTTCGATTGAGAAGCCAAGCGCTGCTTGGCCTCTTTCTCGATCTTTCTGATCAGGCGATCCGGTAGACCCGCTCGCCGCCCTGGGCCTTGTCCGAGACGATGGTCAGGCCGAGCTTCTTCTTGAAGGCTCCGGCAAAGGTACCGCGCACCGTGTGTGCCTGCCAGCCGGTGGTCTGGCAGATCTGCTGCACGGTTGCGCCCTCGGGGCGCTGCAGCATCTGGATCACGGTGGCCTGCTTGCTGTTCTCGCGGGTGCGGGGCTTGGCCTCTGCGCGCTCCTTGGCCCACGTGGCCTCTGCGGCCGCGACGGTGGCCTCGATTTCGGGGTCTGCCTCCAAGGGCGCAGGCGCAGGCCGGGCGCGACCCATCGCGTCGTAGCCCTCGGCGGCCACGAACCAGTGGGTGCCGTCGGAGGTGATCAGCGCGCGGTTGAACAGGCCGTCGAGCACCTTCTTGCGAGCGCCGCCTTTGATGTTGTCGGGGAACCAGTCGATCTTGCCGCCAGTGTGTTCGAGGGCGTAGGCCAGGATCGCGTGCTGCGCCGGGGTCAGTTGGGTGGTGGTCATTTGCTTCTCCTTGTGCAAGGGGTTGATGGGGTGACGTGATGAACGCGCTGTTCGGGAGTGAAGCCAAGCGCTATCTGCTTGGCTTCGAAAGTTCTTGATCAGTTGTTGGCCTTGTCAGACGTCGCCGTCTTGCGGCCCTGCTCGACGCCCGCGTTGAACGCGGCCTCGAGGGCGTCGCGCAGGCACCAGACCGCCACGTCGTGGAAATCGAGGCCGTCGGACTTGCGGGTTTCCAGGGTTTCGATGCCCATCTTGCTTTGCGCGATCTGGGTCAGGAGTTGTTCGAGCTTGCTCATTGCTGCTTCCTTCGATGGTGTTGATGACGTCCGTATGAACGCGCTGTTCCAGAGAGAAGCCAAGCTGATTTCGAGTGAATGACGAACAAATGATTGAAGGGGAAACCGGTTCTCAAAATGGGCATCTCGATTCGCGCTTACGCCCGTCACCGTGGTGTGACCGACACCGCAGTTCACAAGGCCATTCGCGCAGGTCGGATCACGCCGGAGGCTGACGGCACCATCGATGCCGACCGTGCTGATCGCGAGTGGGCGCGCAACTCCGATGCGCCCAAGACTGGAACGCGAGCCAAGGCGGTAAAGGCCGCCGTGCCGGAGGGCAGTAGCGACGGACCCGCAGCCTTACCCGCTGGCGGCGCGTCCCTGCTTCAGGCGCGCACAGTCAACGAGGTGGTCAAGGCGCAGACCAACAAAGTGCGTCTGGCCAGACTGAAGGGCGAGTTGGTGGATCGACCGCAGGCCATCGCCCACGTATTCAAGCTGGCGCGATCTGAGCGCGATGCGTGGCTGAACTGGCCCGCTCGCGTCTCGGCGCAGATGGCGGCCAAGCTCAATGTCGATCCGCACACGATGCACGTCGCCCTGGAGGCGGCGGTGCGTGAGCATCTGCAGGAACTGGGCGAACTGCGGCCCAGGGTGGACTGATGCTGGACGTTGAATACGAAGGCGCTGCCGAAGTTGAGCGCGCGTGGCGTGAGGGGCTGACACCCGATCCCTTGCTCTCGGTGTCCGAATGGTCGGATCGCCACCGGATGCTTTCCAGCAAGGCGTCCGCTGAGCCGGGTCGTTGGCGTACCAGTCGCACGCCGTACCTCAAGGCCATCATGGATTGCCTGTCGCCGACGTCGCCGGTCGAGCGCGTGGTGTTCATGAAGGCTGCCCAGCTCGGTGCGACCGAGATGGGCTCGAACTGGATCGGCTACGTGATCCACCACGCGCCGGGGCCAATGATGGCGGTGTGGCCGACGGTGGATATGGCCAAGCGCAACTCCAAGCAGCGGATCGATCCGTTGATCGAGGAGTCGGCCGCGCTGAGCGAATTGATTTCGCCAGCACGATCCCGAGACTCTGGCAACACCATCCTGGCCAAGGAGTTCCGGGGCGGTGTGCTGGTGATGACCGGGGCCAACAGCGCGGTCGGCCTGCGGTCGATGCCGGTGCGGTACCTGTTCCTCGACGAGGTGGATGGCTACCCGCTGGATGTCGACGGCGAAGGCGATGCGATCTCGCTGGCCGAGGCACGCACGCGAACCTTTGCCCGCCGCAAGATATTCATCGTCTCGACGCCGACGATCTCGGGGGCGAGCGCCATCGAACGCGAGTACGAGGCCAGCGATCAGCGTCGGTACTTCGTGCCGTGCCCCCATTGCTCGCATCGCCAGTGGCTGCGTTTTGAGCAGTTGCGATGGGAAAAGGGGCAGCCGGACTCGGCGGCCTACATCTGCGAGTCCTGCGATGAGCCGATTGCCGAGCACCACAAGACGTGGATGCTGGAGCACGGCGAGTGGCGCGCGCTGATCAGCGACGGCACTGGCAAGACGGCTGGGTTCCACCTGTCGTCGCTGTACAGCCCGGTGGGCTGGCGCAGTTGGCGTGACATCGCCGCTGCGTGGGAAAGCTCCGTCAACAAGGAATCGGGGTCGGCGGCCGCCATCAAGACCTTCAAGAACACCGAACTGGGCGAGACCTGGGTCGAGGAAGGCGAAGCGCCCGATTGGCAACGGCTCGTCGAACGCCGCGAGGAATACCGGGTCGGCACGGTGCCGCCCGGTGGGCTGCTCCTGGTGGGCGCTGCCGACGTCCAGAAGGATCGCATCGAGGCATCCATCTGGGCCTTCGGGCGCGGCAAGGAGTCCTGGCTGGTCGAACACCGCGTGCTGATGGGCGACACCGCCCGCGACGCCGTCTGGAAGCGACTGGCCGAATTGATCGCCGAGAACTGGACGCACGATTCAGGCGCGGCGATGCCCTTGGCCCGCTTCGCGCTGGACACCGGCTTTGCGACGCAAGAGGCCTACGCCTTCGTGCGCGCCTGCCGCGACCCGCGCGTGATGCCTGTGAAAGGCGTGCCGCGCGGAGCGGCGCTGATTGGTACGCCGACTGCCGTCGATGTCTCGCAAGGCGGCAAGAAGCTGCGCCGGGGCATCAAGGTGTATTCGGTCGCCGTGGGCATCGCCAAGCTGGAGTTCTACAACAACCTGCGCAAGGGCGCGGACGTCAGTGAGGACGGCGTGAGTACGGCATTCCCGGCTGGGTTCGTTCACTTGCCAAAGATCGACGCGGAATTCATCCAGCAGCTCTGCGCCGAGCAGTTGATCACCCGCCGCGACCGCAACGGCTTCCCGATTCGGGAGTGGCAAAAGATGCGCGAGCGCAACGAAGCGCTCGACTGCTACGTGTACGCCCGGGCGGCCGCATCGGCGGCGGGCCTGGATCGCTTCGAGGAGCGCCACTGGCGCGAACTCGAACGGCAACTCGGGATGGAACGGCCACCCGATGAGCCGCCCCTAATTCAAACATTCGACCCAGACGAGGCCACCCAACGAGGTGGCCTCTCTGCTTCTGCAACCCCAACGCGGCGGCGCGTGATTCGCAGCCGCTGGCTGACCTGAACAGGACGAGTGTCGATGAGCCTGCAATCGCAACTGAACAGCTTTGTGCTGCGCGTGGCTCAGAGGTTTTCTGACATCGAGCAGCGCATTGATCAAGTCCCTCGTGGTAGCCCGGGCGGCACTGCCGCCTTCCTGCACACGCAGGTATCGCCAACCAGCATTTGGACGATCAACCACAACCTCGGATTCCGTCCGGTGGTGACGATTCTCGACAGCGGCGGCAGTGAAGTCACAGCCGCCATCACGCATACCAGCCAGAACCAATTGCTTGTGCGCTTCGCCATTCCGATGGCCGGGCAAGCACGCCTCATTTGACCCCTTGAAAGGAAAACATCGATGTCCCGTAAACAACTCTCCGATCTCGACTTCGGCGGCGTCGCCCGCATTCGCAACTTGCCTGCCCCGGTCAATCCCGACGAGCCAGTTCGTCAGCAGGACTTGAACTCGGCGGTCGAGGGTCTGGCGTGGAAGGATTCCTGCCGTGTGGCGACCCAAGCCAACGTTAATCTGGCGGCTCCTGGTTCGACGCTCGACGGGGTGACGCTGGTCAGCGGCGACCGGGTGCTGGTCAAGGCCCAGACGGTCGCTTCCGAGAACGGCCTCTATGTCTGGAACGGGTCTGCTGTGGCAATGACCCGCAGTCTGGATGCCAATGCCGCCGCCGAACTCGAGCAGGCCATCACCACGGTCGAGGAAGGCACCTCAAGCGGGACGAGCTGGCGGCAAGCGGTCGTCAACTTCGTGCTCGGTACCGATGCCGTCACGTGGCTGCTGTTCGGCGCGAATGTCGGCGCGGCCTCGGAAACCAGCTCGGGCATCGCCGAGATCGCCACCCAAGCCGAAACCGACGGTGGTACGGACGACTTGCGAATCGTCACGCCGCTCAAGCTCAACGCTTGGACGGGCCGAATCCGCCGCGCACAGTCGACCATCGGCGACGGCAGCGCCACCCAGTTCGACGTCAACCACAACTTCGCAACCCGTGATGTGGTGGTGCAGGTCTATCAGGCCTCCGGCAGCTACGAGCAGGTCAACTGCGATGTCAGCCTGCCCAACACGAACACCGCGCGATTGAACTTCGCGGCGGCCCCGGCAGCCAATGCCTATCGTGTCGTGGTGATGGCCTAAGACGCCCGAGCAAACCACCCATGCGTGACTTTGCTTTGCGGATGGCGCCGCTCGTCACCGCGTTGCCAGCGCCGACCAGTGCAATTGCCGGTGCCGTGGTGCGGCTTGCTGCCGACAACAAGCCCTACTGGTGCGACGGCACCGCGTGGCTGGCATTGACTGCGCCGCTCAGCGATGCGCGCCTCACAACCGCGCGTCTGACGGCAGATGTCACCACCGCCACGACCACGCTTGCCAACGTCACGGGTCTGGCCGTCGCACTGAATGCGAGCAGCACCTATGTGATCGATGCCTGGGTGATGTTCCAGACGGCGGCCACTACGACCGGCATTCGTCTCACGCAGTCGGTGCCCAGTGGCGCGACGGTTGTAGCCAACTGGACGACGCCGCTCACCGCCACGACCGCGACCCTGGCTAACCAGCGCGCCGGGGACTCTGGGGGCGCAACTGCCTCAATCGACACCGCCAACGTCAACACCCTGGCCTCTGGTCGCTTGCTGGTCATCACTGGCGCGACGGCGGGCAGTTTGCAGATTCGCTTTGCCTCTGAGGTTGCCGCGTCCAACGCAGTCGTGAAGGCAGGCAGCAGCCTGACGGCGATCAACACCAACTGAGGACACACCGATGGCCTATACGGAAGACCAACTCACCGCCCTCGAAGCCGCGCTCGCCAAAGGCGAGAGGCGGGTCACGTTCGGTGACAAGACCGTCGAGTACCGCACGGTGGATGAGATCAAGGCCGCGATCCGCGCCGTCGAGCGCGGCCTTGCCGAGCAAGCAGCAGCCACCGGCTTGGTGCCATTCCCACCGCGCCAGATCCGGGTCACGACCTCGAAGGGGTTCTGATGGCTTGGTACTCGAAGATTCGCAGCCTGTTCGGCCAGCAACCCATCCACGAGGCGGCTGGCCGTGGCCGCCGGTCGTTGGCCTGGATGCCGGGCAATCCGGGCGCGGTCGCCGCGATGCTGGCGACCAACACCGACTTGCGCATCAAGAGCCGCGACCTCGTGCGCCGCAATGCGTGGGCGCAGGCCGGAATCGAGGCCTTTGTCGCCAATGCGGTGGGCACCGGCATCAAGCCGCAGAGCTTGTCCTCGAACGAGCCGTTCAAGGCCGAGGTGCAAGCGCTGTGGCGCGACTGGACGGAAGAAGCCGATGCTGCCGGGCAGACCGACTTCTACGGCCTGCAGGCGCTCGCCTGCCGAGCGATGCTCGAAGGTGGCGAGTGCCTGATTCGGTTGCGGCCTCGCCGCCCAGAAGATGGCTTGGTGGTGCCCTTGCAGCTCCAGTTGCTGGAGCCCGAGCATTTGCCCATCAGTCTCAACACCGATCTGCCTTCGGGCAACGTCGTGCGCTCTGGCATCGAGTTCGACAGCTTGGGGCGGCGCGTGGCCTACCACCTGTACCGCTCGCACCCGGAGGACGGGCGTCTGGCTCCGATGTCGGGCCAGGGTGGCATGGATACGGTGCGCATCATTGCTTCGGAAATCATCCACCTGTTCCGGGTTCTGCGTCCGGGCCAGATCCGGGGTGAGCCTTGGTTGTCGCGGGCCCTGGTCAAGCTCAACGAACTCGACCAGTACGACGACGCCGAGCTGGTGCGCAAGAAGACCGCTGCGATGTTCGCTGGGTTCGTGACGCGACAGAACCCCGAGGACAACCTGATGGGCGAAGGTGCAGCCGACAACGACGGCATTGCGCTCGCTGGCTTGGAGCCCGGAACGCTGCAGATTCTGGAGCCCGGCGAGGACATCAAGTTTTCCGACCCTGCTGACGTCGGTGGTTCGTATGGCGAGTTCCTGCGCACCCAATTTCGAGCTGTCGCCGCCGCCATCGGTGTCACCTACGAGCAGTTGACTGGTGACCTGACCGGCGTGAACTACTCATCCATCCGTGCCGGGATGCTGGAGTTCCGGCGTCGTTGCGAGATGGTGCAGCACAGCGTGCTGGTGCATCAGATGTGCCGCCCCGTGTGGGCTGCGTGGATGAAGCAGGCCGTGCTCGCGGGCGCGCTCGAAGCACCTGGATTCGCGCGTGGTGGCCCCACTCGCCGTCGCCAGTACAGCCAAGTGAAATGGATTCCCCAGGGCTGGCAGTGGGTCGATCCTGAGAAGGAGTTCAAGGCGATGCTGCTGGCCATCCGTGCAGGCCTGATGAGTCGCTCGGAAGCCATCGCTGCCTTTGGCTACGACGCCGAAGACGTCGACCGCGAGATCGCCGCCGACAACCAGCGCGCCGATGACCTCGGCTTGATCTTCGACTCCGACCCGCGCCGCACCTCCAAGGACGGCGGAAGCGCCGAGCCGAACAAGAACGCTGCCGACGCCACGCAACCCGGCAACTCCTCGTCCGCCTGAAGGATTTTCATGACCTTGTTGCCCCATTTGGCGGCACGCCTCTACGGTGTGCCGCTGGCGATCCATCGCCCAAAACTTGACGTGATCCTGGCCGTGCTCGGCCCCCGGATCGGCTTAGGCGTTCTGGCTGCGCCCTCGGGCTTCACGCCGCCTTCGCGCCAAGCAGCCACCCAGACTGCGAAGGTCGCGGTCATCCCGATCCACGGCACGCTGGTGCGACGCACCGTGGGCCTGGAAGCTGAATCCGGCTTGACCAGCTACGCTGGCCTCACCGCCCAGTTGGACGCCGCGTTGGCCAGCCCGGACGTCGCCGCCATCCTGCTCGACGTCGATTCGCCGGGTGGCGAGTCGGGCGGCGTGTTCGATCTGGCTGACCGCATCCGTGCGGCGTCCAGCATCAAGCCAGTCTGGGCCGTGGCCAATGACATGGCCTTCTCGGCGGCCTACGCATTGGCGTCTGCGGCCAGCAAGGTGTTCGTGTCGCGCACCGGTGGCGTCGGCTCGATTGGCGTCATTGCGATGCACGTCGACCAGTCCGAGAAGGATGCCCAGGACGGCGTTCGCTACACGGCGGTCTTTGCGGGCGACCGCAAGAACGACCTCAACCCGCACGAGCCGATTTCCAGCGAAGCCCACGCGTTTCTCAAGGGCGAGGTCAATCGCGTCTACAGCCTGTTCGTCGAGACGGTGGCCCGCAACCGAGGCATCGAGGCGGCCGCCGTGCGCGACACCGAGGCCGGGCTGTTCTTCGGGCAGGCCGCCGTTGCCATCGGATTGGCCGACGCCATCGGCACCTTCGACGACGCGCTTGCCCAGCTTTGCGAATCCGTTTCCCCACTCCCGAATCTGGCGGCAAGCCACTCGGGCTCTTTCCGCAACCTCCAGATGGAGTCATCAATGAATGATCGAACCGACCCCGCTGCTCCTGATCGGCTTGCTGCTGATCCTGCTGGCAGTTTTTCTCAACCGGCGGCCGCCACCGCCATGACCGTGGCCGATGCAGTAGAGGTCGCCCAGACCTGCACCCTGGCCGGGCGCACCGACCTGATCGCGGGCTTCCTCGAAGCGAAAGCCTCACCAGCCAAGGTGCGCAGCCAGTTGCTGGCTGCGCAGGCTGAAGCCAGCCCCGAGATCGTCAGCCGCATCTCCCCCGATGCCGCTGCTTCCACCGCCGCCAGCAACCCGCTGCTCGATGCCGCGAAGCAGCTCGCCGCCAAGTCCGCATCACTGAAAAAGGAGATCTGAGATGCCCACCGTGTTTTCTGAATCGATGAACTTGGGCGACCTGCTCAAGTACGAGGCCCCGAACCTCTACTCGCGCGACCGCGTCACCGTAGTCGCAGGCCAAACCCTGCCGCTGGGCGCGGTCGCCGGGATGGTCACTGCCACGGGCAAAGTCAAGCAGATCGACCCCTCGGCCACCGACGGCAGCCAGTACGCCGCAGGTGTGCTGATGCAGAAGTGCGATGCCCATCTGGCGGATCGCGATGACGGCCTGATGGTGGCGCGTCACGCCATCGTCGCCGACCACGCACTGCAGTGGCCCACCGGCATCACCACCGCCGAACAGCAGGCGGCCGTTGCCCAGCTCAAAGCGCTGGGTGTCCTCGTTCGCCAAGGAGTCTGACCATGCAGAACATCTTCGAAAACCCCGCCTTCTCGATGTCGGCGCTCACCGCCGCCATCAACTTCCTGCCCAACAACTACGACCGCCTGAGCGCAATGGGCCTGTTCGTCGACAAGCCGCAGCGCTTTCGCTCGGTGATCGTGGAAGAGCAGAACGGTGTGCTCACGCTGTTGCCGACGATGCCCCCAGGTTCGCCCGGCACCGTGGGCGTGCGCGGCAAGCGCAAGGTGCGCTCGTTCACCATCCCCCACATCCCGCACGACGACGTGATCCTGCCCGAGGAAGTCCAGGGCATCCGCGCCTTCGGCTCCGAAACGGAATTGCAGACGGTGGCGGGCGTGATGGCGCAGCACCTGCAGACGATGCGCAACAAGCACGCGATCACGCTGGAGCATCTGCGCTTCGGTGCGCTCAAGGGCTTGATCCTCGACGCCGACGGCAGCGTGATCTACAACCTCTACAACGAGTTCGAGATCACGCCGAAAACCTTCACCTTCAACATCGCCGATCCGGAGAACGGGTGGGATGTAAAGAAGGCTTGCCTGGACGTCGCCCGCTACGTTGAGGACAACCTGCAAGGCGAACGGATGAGCGGCCTGCACGCCTTCGTGGGCGAGGACTTCTTCGATGCGCTGACGGGGCACGACGAGGTCAAGCTGGCCTACAACCGCTGGCAAGACGGACAGGCTCTGCGCACCGATATGCGCGCTGGCTTCACCTTTGCCGGTATCACGTTCGAAGAGCATCGCGGCCGCGCCGTTGCCCCGGGCAGTGCCGTGCGTCGATTCGTGGAGCCCGACGAGGGCCACATTCTGCCGCTGGGCACGATGGACACGTTCGCCACCTACTACGCGCCCGCCGACTTCAACGAGACGGCCAACACGGTGGCGCTGCCGCTGTACGCGAAGCAGGAGCCGCGCAAGTTCGACCGTGGCACCGACCTGCACACGCAGGCCAACCCGCTGCCGCTGTGCCACCGTCCGGCGCTGCTGGTCAAGCTGGTGATGGGTGGCGGCGTATGAGTCTGGTTGCCCAGATCTATGAGGCGGCCGCCAACGCTGGGCTGCTGAAGGAGTGCCTTTGGTATCCGTCGAACGGTGCGCCGTCGCAACGGCATCAGGTCGGATTTGCCGCGCCAGATGAATCCCTTCTCGACGGCCTGACCTTTAGCACCGACTACGAGATGACCTACCCGGTCACGGCATTTGGGGGTCTTGCAGCCCGCGAGGTTGTCGAGATCGGTGGCGCGGCATTCCAGGTGCGAGACATCCGGGCTATGAGCGACGGCTCCGAGATCCGCGCCAAGCTCACCCGGCTGTAACCAGATGGCTGACAACTCGATCCGCGAGCGGATTTTGCTGGCGGTGATGGCGGCTGCCCGTCCTGCGGCCGATGGGCTCGGGGCCACGCTGCACCGCTCGCCTACGGTGGCCATCAGTCGGGAGCAATGCCCGGCTCTGGCGGTGTTTCCCGAGTCGGAGTCCATCACCGAGCGCGCCAACGACCGCGTCACACGCGAACTGACCATCCGCGTCGTCGCGCTGGCACGGTCGGTACCACCTGCGTCCCCCGAAACCGAGGCCGACCGTCTGCTCACCGCTGCCCACGCTGCCTTGTTCGCGGACGGCACCTTCGGTGGGTTGGCGCTGGGCATCCGTGAGCAGGAAAGCGAGTGGGAGGTCGAGGACGCCGATGCGGTGGCCGTGGCGCTCCCGGCGCGCTACCGCATCACGTACCGGACGTTGGCCGCCGACCTTTCAACCCTTGGATGACAACCATGACCCACCTTGTCCTGATACGCCCGCACACCCATGCGGGCAAGGCACATGGCGTCGGTGACCGGATCGAAATCGACGCGACATCAGCCGACTGGCTGATCACGCACGGCATCGCCACCCCGGAGCCGACTGTCCACGCCCGAGAACCCATCACTGACCCTGAACCCAAACCCCTCCAACGCAAGGAACCCAAGCAATGAGCACCTACGCCAGTTTTCAAGGCCGCGTCTTTCTCGGCAAGCGCGACATCGACGGCCTTCCCATCGAAGTGCGCTCGCCCGGCAACGTCGCCGAGCTGAAGCTCTCCCTCAAGACCGACGTGCTGGAACACTACGAGAGCCAGACCGGCCAGCGCTCGCTGGATCACCGGATGGTCAAGCAGAAGTCCGCCAACGTGAACCTCACCATCGAGGAATTCACCAAGGAGAACCTTGCACTGGCCCTGTACGGCAACCACGTCGTCGGCACGCCGGGTACGGTCACCGCCGAGCCGGTGGGCGGTGCGACGCCGATTGCAGGCGACCGCTACTTCCTGGCCCACCCGAAGGCCTCGTCCCTCGTCGTAGTGGATTCGGCTGGCACGCCCGCGACCTTGGTCTTGGGCACCAACTACACCGCTGACGTGGACTTCGGTGCCATCCAGTTTCTCGACACCACCGGCTTCACCGCGCCGTTCAAGGCCAGCTATGCCTACGGCGTGGCCACCGAGATCGGCATCTTCACGCAGGCTCTGCCGGAGCGCTTCCTGAGGCTCGAAGGCATCAACACCGCCCAGGGCAATGCCAAGGTGCTGGTCGAGCTCTACCGCGTGGCCTTCGATCCGCTGAAGGAAATCTCCTTCATCTCGGACGAGTACAACAAGTTCGAGCTCGAAGGCTCGCTGCTGGCCGACACCACCAAGCCCTTCGACGCGGTGCTGGGCCAGTTCGGCCGCATCGTGCAACTCTGATGGGAGTGAGCCATGAGTGAACTGGACACCCTGATTCCGCAGTCGGTCGAATTGTTGATTGACGGCGAGCCGCTGGCCATCAAACCGCTGAAGGTCGGGCAGATGCCTGGCTTTTTGCGGGCGATCTCGCCGGTGATGCAGCAGCTCACCGCCTCCAACATTGACTGGTTGGCGTTGTTCGGTGAACGCGGCGACGACCTGCTGTCGGCCATCGCCATTGCCGTCGGCAAGCCTCGGGCGTGGGTCGACGAGCTGGCCGCCGACGAGGCGATCCTCCTGGCCGCAAAGGTGATCGAGGTGAACGCCGATTTTTTTACCCGGACGGTGATGCCGAGGCTCGACGGCCTGTTCGGCCAAGTGAAGCTGCCGCCCATCGTGAAGGCGGCGGCTGGTTCGATGCCGTCCAGCACCTGATCGAGCACGGGCACCGCCTGCCTGACATCCTCGACTACACCCTGGCGCAGTTGCGCGGCTTCGTCGCAGCGACCGCACGCACCGACGCGGCACGCGATGCGCGGCTGCTGTCTGTGATTGCCATCGGTACACGTGGCGATGCCCGCCACCTCGACCAGACCCTCGACCGACTAACCGACAAGGCCGCTGACCGTGCCTGAAGACCATGCGCATTTCCGTCCAGATCGATAGCGCAGCAGCCCAGGCGCAATTGCGCCGCTGGGGCGGCGAATTCCGCGACAAGGTCAAGAAGGCGGTGTCGCGGGCGATTGCCAGCGAGGCGGTCGAACTCAAGCAGGACGTGCGCAGCCACGTTGCGAGCCAGATGGCCGTGGTCAAGAAGTCCTTCCTCAAGGGCTTCACCGCCAAGGTGCTGGACAAAGACCCGAACCGACTGCCCGCGCTCTACGTGGGCTCGCGCATTCCGTGGTCGGGCATGCACGAGACCGGCGGCCTGATCGCCGGTCGGATGCTGATCCCGCTCAACGGGCGGGTGGGCCGAAAACGATTCAAGGCACAGGTGGCCGAGCTGATGCGCGGCGGCAATGCCTATTTCATCAAGAACGCGAAGGGGAACATCGTCCTGATGGCCGAGAACATCAAAGAGCACGACCGGCCGCTGGCGGGCTTCAAGCGCCGCTATCGCAAGGCAGAGGGCATCAAGCGCATCAAGCGCGGTGCAGATATCCCGATTGCTGTCCTGGTGCCCAAGGTCGTGCTCAAGAAGCGCATCGACGTCGAGAGGCTGGTCGCGGGTCGCATCCCGCGTCTGGCAGCAGCGGTCGAGAAGCAGATCAGCACGGTGGATTGATTCATGGCCAAGCGAATTTCCATCCTCGTCGCGCTCGAAGGGGCCGACGATGGGCTCAAGCGCGCCATCACGTCGGCCGAGCGCAGTCTCGGTGATCTGTCGACCACAGCCAAGACCGCCGGGGCGAAGGCCGCCGCCGGAATGGCTGAGGTTAAGGCCGGGATGTCGGCCTTCGGCGATCAAGTGGCGACGGCCAAGACGCAGTTGCTGGCCTTCCTGTCGATCAACTGGGCCGGTGGCAAGGTGCTGGAGATCGTCCAGATCGCCGACGCCTGGAACATGATGTCCGCGCGCCTGAAGCTGGCGACGGCGGGTCAGCGTGAGTTCACCACCGCCCAAGCGGCCCTGTTCGACATCGCCCAGCGCATCGGTGTGCCGATTCAGGAAACGGCCACCCTCTACGGCAAGCTCCAGCAGGCCGTGCGGATGCTGGGTGGCGAGCAGAAGGATGCGCTGACGATCACCGAGAGCATCTCGCAGGCACTGCGCCTGTCGGGTGCATCGGCCACCGAAGCGCAGTCCTCCCTGCTGCAGTTCGGGCAGGCGCTCGCCTCCGGGGTGCTGCGAGGTGAGGAATTCAACTCCGTCGTCGAAAACAGCCCCCGTCTGGCGCAGGCCCTGGCCGATGGCTTGAACGTGCCCATTGGGCGGCTGCGCAAGCTGGCCGAAGAAGGCCGCTTGACCGCCGACGTGGTGGTCAACGCGCTGATGAGCCAGAAGGACAAGCTGGCCAGCGAGTACGCCCAACTGCCGCAGACCGTGAGCCAAGCCTTCGAGCGCCTGCGCAATGCCTTCGGGCAGTGGATCAACCGGGTCGATGAATCGACGGGTCTGACCAAGAAGCTGGCTGAGGCGCTGACCTTTCTCGCCAACAACCTCGACACGTTGATGCAGTGGTTGAAGCGCATCGCCGAAGTCGGGCTCGCGGTACTGATCTACCGCCTGATCCCGGCGCTCATCACCGCGTGGCAGACCGCCGGTGCGGCGGCAGTCACGGCCGCCAGTGCCACTGCAGCGGCGTGGACGACGGCCAACCTGTCGGTGTCGGCCGCTGTGGCCAGCGTCGGCTTGCTCAAGACGGCATTCGCTGTGTTGGGGGCCTTCCTGGTCGGCTGGGAGATCGGCACGTGGCTGTCGGAGAAGTTCGAGATCGTCCGCAAGGCGGGCATCTTCATGGTCGAGATGCTGATGAAAGGCATCGAGCAATTGCAGTACCGCTGGGAGGTATTCAAGGCGGTTTTCACGTCGGACACCATCGAGCAGGCCACCAAGCGCCATGAGGCCCGCCTCGCGGAGATGAACCAGATCTTCGCGCAGATGTACGCCGACGCGACCAAGGGGGCGGACGCCGCCAAGGGCGCGATGAACACCGCCGCCACCGCCGCCGAGGAGATCGCCAAGCGGCTGGAGGCTGTGCGTCAGGGCACCCAGGAAGCGGTCGGGCGTGGCGTCGAGGCTGTCCACGGTGCACTGGAGAAGCTGAAGTCTCGCCTTGGGGAGGTCGAGCAGGCCGTCGGCAAGGCCAACCAGACGGTCAACGACGCCACTGCCAAGATGGCCGAGGCCTACAAGGGCCTGACGTCCATCGTCGAAGCCAACCTGCAGCGCCAGATCGAGGCCGTGAAGGCACGCTACCAGCAGGAGCAATCCGCGCTGGAAGTCTCGAAGCAGTCCGAAGCCGCGCTGATCAGCAAGTCGACAGCTTTGCTGACCGATGCGCTGACCCAGCAGACCACGCTGCGGCGGCAGGCCACGACCGAGGCGTTGAAGCTGATCGACGACGAGTCGCGGGCCAAGATCGAAGCGGCACGCCGTGACGGACAGACCGAAGCCGAGCGCGCGGCCAACGTCCAGCGTGTCGAGAACGAAATCTTGGCGACCAAGCGACAGACGATGACGCAGGCGCTGGCCGAGTACCGGCAGCATATCGACGCGCTCAACGCCGAGGCCAACCGACATCTGGCCGAGATCAAACGCATCGAGGAGGAGAAGCGCCAGCTCTCGATGACGACGGAGGAGCGTGTCCGCGACATCCGTCGTCAGGGCATGACCGACTTCGAGGCCACGGAAGACCGCAAGCGCCAGATCGCGGAATACCAGGAGAAGGCTCGCGAGGCGCTGGCCAATGGCGAGTTCGAGCAGGCAAGGCAACTGGCCCAGAAGGCGATGGACTTGGCCTCACAGGTGGCCAGCTCGCAAACCAGTGAAGCCAAGCGCGGCGAAGACGCCCGCAAGCAGTCCGAGCAGGCGGTTTCGCAGGTCACCCAGCTCGAATCGCAGTCACGCGATGCCTATCGCAAGCAGGAATACGCGCAAGCCGAAGCCCTGATGCGCCAAGCAGACGCGTTGCGCGCCGAACTGGCCCAGAAGACCAAGGATGCCGACGCACAGATCGCACAGGGCAAGGATGGCGTCAATCAAGCCATCCAGCGCATCCGCGAGTCCGAGGAGATTCTCAACAAGACCCTGGATGCCGAAGCCAAGGCGCACCAGACGGCTGCACAGGCTGCGCTGACTGCGCGCGAGCAGATTCAGCAGACCCTCACGCAGACCGAAACCCAGATCGACCAGATCACGGCCAAGCTGAAGGACGGCCTGAAGGTCACGCTGGACGCCGACACGACGCGCTTCGACAAAGCCATCGCTGATCTGGACAAAGCCATCGCCGAGAAGGTGTTCCTGCTCAAGATTCAGGCTGACTTGCAGGAGGCCGAGAAGAAGCTGCAGCAGTACGAGCAGCTCCTCAAGGAAGGCAAGACGCTGCCCGTCGATGCCGATGTCTCCAAGGCCAAGGAGGCGCTGGCCAAGCTCAAGATCTACGCCGACCAGAACTCGCAGTTCGAACTGAAGGTGGCGACCGAGAAGGCGCAGGCCGCGATCACCAACGTCGAAGGGATGATCAAGGCACTGGATCGCATCCAGACCGAGTCCCAGCATCAGGTCAGTACCAACGCCGATGCGGCCCTCGCCGAGATCATGAGTCTCAACGGGGCCAACACCTCGAGCACGCACACGATCTACGTGCGCAAGGTGGAGGCAAACGCGACCGGTGGCTTGGTGGGCGCTGGCGTGCGCCGCTACGCCGATGGCGGCGCAGTGGCCCCGGCATTTCCCCGAATGAGTGGTGGCTCGGTTCCAGGCTCAGGCCATCACGACACCGTGCCGCGCACCTTGGATGCCGGTGCCTTCGTGATTCGCAAGGCTGCGGTGCAGAAATACGGCGGCGGCGCGCTCTCACGGCTGGCCAATGGTGTCGCCCGATTCGCCGTCGGCGGGCGCGTGATGGCCTTCGGCAACGGTCGATCTCAGGGCACCGATCCCGATGGCAAGCCGATTGTCCCGAAGAAGAACAGGGAGGCGGTCGAAGCTCTGAAGATGATCGACCTCGGTCTGCAGGGGATGAACGAGTACACGGGCTGGCTGCAGTGGAACTACGGTGCATCGGTCAGCTTGGACATGCGCAGCAAGACGATGGATAGCTACGGCAAGCAGGCCCAACAGGATCGGCGCGCGCTGGAGGACTTCATCAGCCGCAAGACGCTCACCGGCAACGAGCGCCAGAACCTGGAGCGCATCAAGCAGACGTGGCGGCAGGCAATGGCCCAGCCGCTGCTTTGGGGCAAAGACCTAGAGCGCGAGCTGATCGACTATATGGAGCAGAACCAGGGCGAGTTCTACCGGCGCGGTGGCATGGCCAAGTCCGACACCGTCCCGGCGATGCTCACGCCGGGCGAGTTCGTCGTGAACAAGGATGCCGTTTCCCGCTACGGCGCTGGCTTCTTCGAGGCGATCAACAACCTGTCTGCCCCGGCGCAAGCCCTGGCCGGTCGTGCGCTCGCGGGCGTCCAGGGCTTCGCCACGGGTGGCTTGGTACAGCCAAGCGGTTCGCGGCTGGCCCGTCCGGTGTTGGCGACAGACACCGGGCCCAGCCGCACGGTGCGCGTCGAGCTGTCCTCGGGCGACCGCAAGGTCAATGCCTCCGTCGATGCGGGCGACGAATCGCGCCTTCTTCAACTTCTTGACGCTGCCCGAACCCGGGCGGTGTGAGTCCATTCCGATGCAACTGAAAAACCTCTCCAATGAGGTGGCCTTGCTGCTGCCCGACGATTTGCTGTGGAGCGATGAGCACGCGTGGTCGCCCGCCGTGGCGTCAACGTCCTACCTCATCACCGGAGCCTTGCTGATCCAGTCCGCCACGCGGCAGGCCGGTCGCCCCATCACGCTGGTGGGCGCGCCCGATATGGCCTGGGTCACGCGCGCCACGGTCGAGCAGCTGCGTGCGTGGGCCGCACTTGCGGTCAGCAGTGCTTCGGGGCGCTTCGGCCTGACCTTCGTCGATGGCCGCTCGTTCACCGTGGCCTTTCGCCACACAGAAACGGCCATCGAAGCCGAGCCGGTGCTGGGCATCCCGGCCCGCGCCGACGCCGACTTCTATCGCCTGACCCTTCGATTCCTGGAGATCTGAGATGCCGATCCAATCCGGCGACGTGAAACTGCTGAAGTCCGCTGTGATGGCGGATGTGCCTGAGGGCGGTGGCGCGCCGACTGGCACCACCATTGCCGACGGCGTCTCCAACGCCATCTTCCCTGACATCTCCGAGCTGGATCGCGCCGGTGGCCGGGTCAATCTGCGCAAGTCCTTCGTGTCGGTTCAGACCGACGACACCGACACCTACTTCGGTGCCAACGTGATCGTGGCCGAGCCGCCGCAGGATGCCCGAGTCAGCGTCACGCTGTTCAGCACCGAGAAGACATTCGACACGCGCGAGCAGGCACAAGTCCGCATCGAGGCCTACCTCAACAAGGGCCCGGAGTGGGCGGGCTACCTGTTCGAGAACCACATCGCCGGTCAGCGCGTCATTCAGCTTTTCCAGCGCACCACCGACACCGTTCCCAATGTCGGCCAGACGCTGGTCTTGATCGAAAACGAGGGACTGGGCACCCAGAAGGAGCAGTACATCCGGGCCACCTCGGTGTCCGTCGTCGAGCGCACCTTCACCTACGACGGCGACAAGGACTACAAGGCTAGCATCGTCACGGTCGACATCAGCGACGCCCTGCGCTACGACTTCACCGGCTCGCCCGCAAGTCGCGCGTTCACTCGTGCCGCGAACAGCACCAAGACGCGCGACACGGTCGTGGCGGACGCCGGAACCTACGTCGGGGTGGTACCGCTGACGCAGGCTGCCGCCGTCGGCGATTTCACGATCAAGGGCACCTCGATCTACACGCAGTTGGTACCGAGCGCGCAGACCGAGACGCCGATCTCCTTCGTTCCTCCCTATGCGGCCGCCGGGCTGCCGGTGCCGGGGGCCGTCGCGGTGAGCTACACGGCCTATCACGCGTGGACGACCAGCATCAAGTTCAACTTGCCGGGCGGTTGCTTGCCCGGGTCGCTGACCATCGCCACCGACGGCATCACGATCTTCGATGACGCGGGCTTGCTCAAGACCGCCAGTGGGACTCTGGGCAATATCGATTACGCCAACGGCATCCTGACCCTGAACTCGGGGACGATGTCGAACGCGAAAGCGGTCACCTATACGCCTGCCGCGCAGATTCTGCGTGCGCCGCAAAGCTCGGAGATCCCCGTCACGCCCGAGTCGCGCAGCCAGTCCTACGTGGGCACGGTCAATCCGGTGCCGCAGCCCGGCACGCTGTCAATCAGCTACATGGCCCAGGGCCGCTGGTACGTGTTGTCCGACAGTGGCAACGGTTCGCTCAAGGGGTTGGACGCCAGCTATGGCGCGGGCACGTTCAATCGGAACACCGGGGCCTTCGTGGTGACATTGGGTGCATTGCCCGACGTCGGCAGTTCGCTCGTGCTGACCTGGAACGTGCCGACGCAGGAGACGCAGCAGCCATCGACCACCCTCAAGGCGTCGCAGGGTCTGACCTTGAACCCGCCAGCTGGGACGGCGGTGCAACCCGGCTCGCTCACGGTGTCGTGGGAGTACGGCGGCACCAAGACGGCAACGGCGGCCACGACGGGCGTGCTGTCGGGTGCCGCCACTGGCACTCTGAGCGTGGCGCAGAACCGCGTGGACTTCGCGCCGAATGTGCTGCCGTCCGTGGGGACAGAGCTCACCGTGAGCTATGTCGCTGGCCCCAAGCAGGAAGATTCGTTCGCGCATCCCTCCCGCAACGGATCGGGGCTGTTGCCGGTCACCGCAACCCTCGGGGCCATCGAGCCGGGCTCGCTCGAAGTCGAGTGGAACACTTTCACCGACGAGGCGGTTCTCGGCGCGTACACCTTCGCTCAATTGCAGGAGATGGGCATCGCCGTCTCGATCTGGCGCGACCCCACCCAGATCGCCCGAGATGACGGCAATGGCGGCGTGGTGTTGAACGGAGCAACCGTCGGCTCCGTGAACTACGGGACGGGTCAGGTGACCTTCAATCCGGATGTCTCGATCCGTATCCCGCGCCCGGTCTACACGGCAGTCGCCATCAACGGCACGGGTCGGTGGCGATTGAACTACGGCGGCATCGCCTACGTGGATGCGCCGTCGCTGTACCCCAACGACGAGTCCGGCTACGTCAAGCTGCGCTACAACAGCGCGGGCTCGACCAGCAACCAGACGGAGACGCATCCGTTCCTCCCTGCCTTCAAGCTGGTGCCGGGTGTGAATGCCCAGGTGGTGACGGGCACGGTGCTTCTCTCCATCAGTGGCGCGCAGCCGTGGGGCGACAACGGACAGGGAACGCTGCGCGAGTTCACCACCAGTGGCTGGGTCACGCGCGGCACGATCAACTACCTGTCGGGGGACGTGGCGCTGACGTCCTGGACGGCGGGCACGAACAACGCGATTCAACGCGCCAGTTGCGTGACCACGGTCGGCGAGAACATCTCCAGCGAGTTTGTGTTCCGCACTGGCGCGGCACCGCTTCGTCCTGGGTCGCTGTCGATCCAGTACGCCCGCGCAGTTGGTGGCACGCAAAACGTGACGGCCGGGATTGACGGCAAGATCGAGGCAACCGGCATCAGCGGCAGCGTCGACTACGAGACCGGTCTGGTGCGCGTGCGCTTCGGAACGATGGTCACGGCGGCCGGGAACGAGAGCCAGCCTTGGTACGCCGCCGACCGGGTGGGCACGGACGGCAAGATCTTCCGGCCCGAGCCGGTGGCTGCATCCAGCGTGCGCTACAGCGCGGTGGCCTACAGCTATCTGCCGCTGGACGCTGATCTGCTTGGCATCGATCCGGTGCGCCTGCCCAGCGACGGGCGCGTGCCGATCTTTCGCCCGGGCGGCTTCGCCGTGGTGGGCCACACCGGCAAGATCACAACCTCGGTCAGCAACGGCCAGACCATCAACTGCGCGCGGGTGCGCCTGTCGCGCGTGCGTGTCGTTGGCCACGACGCGGCGGTGATCAACACCGGGTACTCCACCGATCTGGAAGCGGGCACCGTCACCTTCATCAACGTGTCGGGCTACAGCCAGCCCGTGACCATCGAGCACCGCATCGAGGACATGGCCGTGGTGCGGGATGTGCAGATCAGCGGCGAGATCAGTTTCACGCGCGCCCTGACGCACGAATATCCGCTGGGGAGTCACGTCTCCAGCGCCCTGGTGGCCGGTGACCTGTTTGCCCGCGTGAATCTGGTGTTCGACCAGTCAACCTGGAATGGCGCGTGGTCGGATGCCTTGTCGGGCAGTTCCGCAACAGCGACCTTCAACAACACGCAGTACCCGATCCGCGTGACGAATCGGGGGGCACTGACCGAGCGCTGGATCGTGCGCCTGACCAACAGCACCTCGTTCGAAGTCATCGGCGAGAACGTCGGCGTGATCGCCACGGGCAACACCAGCGCGGATTGCGCGCCCAACAACCCGGCGACCGGCGTGCCGTACTTCCATCTGCCCGCCCTCGGATGGGGCAATGGCTGGGCCACCGGCAACGTGCTGCGTTTCAACACCATCGGCGCGCAGTTCCCGGTCTGGGTGGTGCGCACCGTCCAGCAGGGGCCGGAATCCGTGCCCGACGACAACTTCACGTTGCTGATTCGCGGCGACGTGGACACCCCTTGATCACGTAGACAGGAACCATTGAGATGACCGACCTGACCGTCAAACACTTCAACAGCGGCATGACCGGCGCGCCTCAGATCTCCAACAACTGGGGCGATCTGGTGACGATGCTCGATGCCTGCCTCGTCAACGGCTTCGCCCTGAAGGCCATCGACACGCTGACCAGCGTTGGAGGGGTGGCCACCGCGACCATCACCTCGGGTCACGCCTACCTGCCGAATCAGGTTGTGCTGATCGCAGGGGCTGAGCAGCCCGAGTACAACGGATCGCACCAAGTCCTGGCGACGACCATGACCACGTTCACCTATGCGGTGACGGGCACGCCGGTGTCGCCCGCGACGACCACCACGAGCCTCAGTGCCAAGGTGGCGTCGCTCGGCTGGGAAAAGCCGTTCGGGGGCACGAACAAGGCCGCCTACCGCAGCAAGAACCCGCAGTCGCCGCAGAACATCCTGCTGATCGACGACAGTCTCAAGACGCCGGGCTTTACCACCGACTGGGCCAAGTGGGCGAACGTCGGCATCGTGGAAGACCTGTCCGACATCGACACCATCGTTGGCGCGCAGGCCCCCTATGACCCGAACAACCCGACGCAGAACTGGAAGCAAGTTCAGGCAGGTCAGTGGGGTTGGCACAAGTGGTACCACGCCCGGCAAAGCGGCTACGAAAACTACGGCGATAGCGGTGGTGGCAACCGCAACTGGGTGCTGGTGGGCGACGACCGGCTGTTCTACCTCTTTGTCACCAACGCGGCGGGTTTCGGCTGGTACGGGCGTAACTCCTACTGCTTCGGCGACATCACCAGCTTCAAACCCGGCGACAACTACGCCACCGTGCTGTGCGCCGACGACATCTACTGGAGCAACAGCAACAGCGGCTACTCAAGCTACCCGGGGCAGTACAACGGCTACGGGCTGATTTCGTCGCTGGACTTCGCGGGCAAAGTGCTGCTGCGCAATCACACCCAGCTCGGCAACCCAGTCCGCTGGGCGACGACATCCCTGAACACCAACAACGGCCAGCAGATCTGCGGCAGGGGCCCGATGCCGTTCCCGAATGGCGCGGACTACAGCTTGTGGCTGCTGCCCACCTACGTGAGGCAGGAGGACGGCCATATGCGCGGCATCCTGCCCGGGATGCTGTGGATGCCCCAGGACAGGCCCTACAGCGATCAGACCATCGTGGACAACGTGGTCGGTCAGGCGGGCAAGCGCTTCCTGCTGATCAGGACGCAGTACAGCTCGGAAACCGAAGGCGCGCAGATCGCGTTCGACATCACCGGCCCGTGGAGGTAAGCCATGAGCTACCCGCTGAGCGAGTCCTTCGCCACGGCTCCCGCGCCTGGCTACACCGCAGTCCTCGGCGAAATGGCCGCGACACACAACAGCGCGCAGCAGTCCATCGACATCTCGGCCCCGAGCAGCCAGTCCATCCTGCGCTTCAACGAAACCGCCCACGGCGACTTCTGGTTTGAGGCGGACATCGAGTTGCTGACCGACCCAAGCGCCCGCAAGCACATCGGCCTGTGGATGACCACCGGCAATGGTTCGGAGGGCTACCGGTTCGCGCATCTGGACGGTGCCTGGGTCGTGACACGCTGGAACAGCGGTTTCGGCGACGGCGTGGCAGTGACGGGCGGCGTCAACGATGGAGCGAAGCCGGTCGCGGGCGTCGCCGACGTGGCCCCGACCTTTAACGTCAGCCAGCGGCTGACCCTGCGTTGCGAGGTCGTCGTCGGAGCCTTCGACACCAATGGCGTGCCGTGGGCCCGTCTGATCCAGTTCAAGGCCGGTGGGGTGCTGATGTTCCAAGTCGGGGATGCCGCGTACCGGGGCAAGCTGATCCCGGGCGTGTTCCTGTACGGAGCCACGGCGCGCGTCCACGCCATCGAGGGTGACACGCCGTCTGGTCTGCCTGCATTTCCCGCGACTGTCGGCGTGAACGCTGCCGATGACCTGTTGCCGCTGTCAGGTGGACCGAGTTCGGTGCTGCCTGATCCCGCCGCCAATATCGGCGTCAATGCCGATTGCGACCTGATGCGGCTGAACAGCCCCTCGTCCGAGTTGTGGAACCGGGGCGGTGGCTACGACAGGAATTTCCGCGCCATCCCGAACGGACGCAAGGACATCCACTTCAGTGGCCACGGCGTGATCGTCGGAACCGTCAAGGAGAAAGGGCAGCCCGACCAGCCGTTGGTGCGGCGGGTGCAACTGATCAGCGAGAACACCCGCGTCCTGGTGGCCGAGACCTGGAGCGACACCACGGGCGCGTACCGGTTCGAGTTAATCGACCCGGCCCAGAGATACACCGTGGTCAGCTACGACCACAAGCAGATGTACCGCGCCGTGATCGCGGACAACCTTCATCCGGAGATGATGCCGTGACCGTTGCCATCACTGTCGAACACAACGAGGCGCGGCTGGCGGGCACCCTGGCGTTCCTGGATGCGGGCAGCAACCCGGCGCGTCTGCGCATCTACGGCGGCACGCGACCGGCTACACCGGCGACGAC